ATGGGTGGTTTTTCGTGGTCGGAAGCCTGACGGCTCGATGCACAAATCCATGTTTTATCATGCGTCGGATAACACCTATCGGCTTTATGGTGAATTGCGGTTGGTTGATTCTTTCGTGGGTACGGTTTTGGAGGGCTCAGATTCTTACCCGCTAGTTGCTGAAATCCAGTATTGTGCGGAAGGGTGTTTGAATATGCTGGAAGAGTTTCGAGCGATTGGGGGAGATGATCCTAACTGGTCTTATGCTTCCGATGTTCCAGAAGAGTATCTGAAACACATTTCCTCTTGGGTGCGTTTGTCAGTCGAGCGAAAAGATGGAACCGAATCTTGGTATTGGAAAAGACAAAATCCAGATGACCACGGCTTAGACTGTGAGAAAATGCAAATTGGGGTTATCTCGATGCGGGGTTGGTTTGGTATTTCCCCGGCCAATACGCAAGGTTCGACTGCAGGAAATGCGGGATAGTTGATAAAGTTTTCTAACGCCAAGCTGTGGGATTCTGAACCAGAAAAGAAAGGTAATATCGATGGAAAATAATCATAATCAAAGCAAGGAATTCGAATCGCGGAGCGGTTCAGAATTCCACACGAGCGACTTGTTGGATGCTTTGAAATATGGGTGTGTGTTACACGATAAAAGATGGTCAGGAGATACACATTTTGATCTTGGTGGATCGGTTGATGAGGAGGCGACTGACTACCTAATGACACTTGCCGCTGAGCGGATCGAAGCCCTTGAAGATGGAATAAGAGAGTGCCTCAAAGAAAACAGACACCTAGCGGACGGTGATGTGTGCACATTGAGGGGACTTAAGGATTTATTATCCAACCGTGAGGTGTGGGATGCCGACGAATAACTAAAGATGATTGATACTGAAACAGCGGAAATACTTATTTTGGATGGAGCCAAAGCCGGAAAGGTAAGGCATTCCACACGACCGATTTGTTCTAAGACTTTTGCTTATGCTGACCCACCGTATTTCGGACAGGGTAAAAAACACTATGGAAAGTTGCATAGCGCAGCTGCCGACTGTGACAACCTAGACTGGCATAAAGACTTAATAGGCCGATTGTGTAGTAATTACCCTGACGGATGGGCAATGTCGTTAAGTTCGCCAAGTATGCAGGAAATCTTGCCGTTATGTCCCACAGATGTTCGAATTGCTGCTTGGTGTAAACCGTTTTGTGCATTCAAGGTTGGTGTAAATCCTGCCTATGCTTGGGAGCCTGTAATCTTTCGAGGTGGTCGAAAACGTGATCGAGCGCAAGACACGGCGCGGGATTTTCTTATGTGTCCGATTGCGATGAAGAAAGGATTTCCGGGCGCAAAGCCTGAGATGTTCACCCGTTGGATTCTCGACCTTTTAGGTTGCGAGAAACACGACACAATTGATGACCTTTTCCCTGGTAGCGGATCTGTAACGGAGACAATCGAGAAATGGAAAAACGAGATAACTTTATTTTAGAATGCCCGAGTTGAGCGATCCAACTGAAAGGAAATGAGATGAACGAAGTGAAAGTGAATGAACTGAAGGAGGATAGCGTTGGTCGCTCGAACGATTTGTTATCCGGTGATGAGGCGGGTTTTAGAGGAGCCGAAGAACGTAGCGCGAGCGCCGTTGACAGGGAAGAGAGCGAGCAAAGCGGGAAGCGCAACTCGGGCATTATCCGGGACCAGTGCATAGAAATACCTATGGGGTTCGCAACGTATTTTGAGTGTCGATTTCAAAAAGGAAGAAGACAAGGTCGGTGCATGTATTGCACTGGTAGCGAGCGCCGGATATCAAAGTCGAAATATAGGCCAGCATTGCCCACCCCAAAGGATGTTGAACAGAAACCTTGGAGGGAGGCGCGAGCGACCGGATAACCTGAAGTTGAACCATGAGGACGAAAAACTATGAGTAACGAGAACCAAAAAGCAGACGTGTCCGAATTGGATTCAAACGCCTTGTTAGACCTACTTGTTGGGGCCTATGTAGGTGAAAAATGTCAGGGGTGCAAAAAGACTTTTGAAACAATCGAAGAGCTTAAAACGGCTGTATGGTGGCCTTGGGAAGAAGGAAGGGCTGCACATAAAGAGTGTTACCAAAAATATAAGTCTAACAAGAATGTTGAGTGACCCGCCCCCGGCGGGTTCATCTCAAACTAAGTGTTGGTATTTTGGGCGGGCCTTTGAGGGGGTCCGCTTTTTCTTTGTGGGGTGTTGGGTTTTCCCCGATCGGTTGACCGGGGGATTTCGTTTGATATGGCAAGCGAAGTTACACGAGGGGTTTACCGCTGGTTTACGGCGGAAAAGATGGGGGAGGAAAAGGCCCGCTACATTCAGGCGGTTGAAACGCGGTCCAAGCATCGGGCCGCTACGGGAAACGGGCAAATCGTTTCCGGTGGTCCGGGTGGTCAAAGCATGACGTTTTCTTTTGGTTCCGGTGTGGGAACGTTGGAAGAGTGGGGGGACGCGATCGAAGACGCGCTTGCCCAACTCAATGATGAAGAGCTACCGCTCAAGGGTAGGACTATTTTAACCAGCGGGGGGGTAGAGTAAATGAGTGACCCGATTCTAGTCGACGCGCGCGGCAGGCCTCTTCAGCAAACGGCGGGGCGTGAACTCTATAAATCCATCAACTCTTCGAACTATCGGCGGAACGTTCCCCGGATGAATAAGGATTATTCGGAGATGCTTAGCGATCGGAGTTTGTCCGGTGCTATTTCAGACGTTCGTCACGCGCTTACCAAGCATAGTCCTTTGCGCGGTGCGATTAAGCAAAAGAGCACGTTTGTAAATGCTTGCGGCTGGATCCCGGAATACTTGGGCCGAAACAAAGAATGGGGTGATCGGGCGAAGGCGTGGTTGATGGATCATTTCAAGGTTTGCAACATCCGGGGCCGCAATTTCAGTTTCAAGAAATCAAAGCGGATTGAATGCGCTTACTATGATTCCGATGGTTCCCACTTCAAAGTTTGGGTGAATGACCCATACACGGGGGAGCCTAAAACCCAAATCATTGAAGCGCATCGGGTGATGAATCTTCCTGGACAAACAGAGGTTGAGGGTTCATCCCATCCAAACGCCCGGGTGTTTGATGGGGCTTCGATCGTCAATGGTGTGATTTTTGGTGATTATGGGGAAGAGCTGGGTATTCAAATTCTTTCCCGGGGTCGAGTGCCTGAAGTGGTTGCAGTGGTTCCGGTGGGCTCTTATCAGCATTGTTGTAATCCTGAATACTTTAGCGAGTCCCGGACTATTCCCCCGATTGCTTACGTGGTATGGGAGTTCTTGGACCAATGGGAGCTTAGGCGCTCTTTGATGCACAAGGCCAAGATGGGGGCTAAGTTGGTGATGACTGCAGACACGGGGTCCGGGCGTTTGTTCGGTATGGGCGGCGCTGGGGGTGCATTGCAACCCGTAGCCCAAGGCCCTGCGGGAAAGGTCGAAATGCAAGAGCTAAATGATGGGGAGGTTCTTACGTTTGTAGCTGGCAAGGGTGAAGGCATCCGTCCGTTTGTAATGGATGTCCCCGGGAATAATACTTTGGACTTCGACGCGCTGATCGAGCGCGGGGGGTTCTACGCTATCGGCTGGCGTCGGGAGATGTTGGACTTGAAGGGGCTAAACTCCCCTGCGGTCCATGCCTTTGCCGACATGATCAATCATTCTATCCGGGACCGTTGGGAGCTGCAACGCGATTACGGGGTTGAGGAGGTTCAATGGTATCTTGCCGGGGGAATTGAGAACGGGGAACTTGAGGAAGACCCGGATTGGATGCTTTGGGATTTTCGGGCGCCCGCTGAGTTTACCACCAACCCAAGTAAGACCAAGAGCGCTGACCATGAGGCGCTTAGATATGGAACCACGACCCACGTAAAGATTGCGGCTAAAAACAATCAGGATTGGGAAGAGAACCTTTGGGAGGAGGGTAGATGGTTGGACGTTAAAAAGAAGGTTGCCAAACACTACGGGCATCATCCCGACGAACTGGGCCGCTCAGATAAACCGGGGGACGCACCCTCAACCGCTCCAGATACTAACACCGAAGAAGACGAAACCGAAACAGAGGAAGAGGAAAACGAATCATGAAACACCACATCACACTTTTAAACCGTTTGCTAAATTCGTTTTGGTATTACGACGAAGCCGAAGGTTTGCGCATCCTTCCGTTTCTTTTGCAAATGTGCCTTGGTCAAGGGGCGGTTGTTCCGATGATGGATATTGGGGTTGAGATCGATCTCGAACCGGAACCCCGGGAGAAGTCCACTTCTTATTCAAATTTCATCGACCCGGAACAATTCGCTTATCGCCTCTACAGTGGGGCGGTTGGAAAATACCTTGGTATGAGTGAAGGCGGGATTGAGCTTCGAAGGGTCGAAGCGGATTTGCGGGCCTTTGCCGATCACGAAACCCAACACACATTCATTGCACACATCGATACCCCGGGGGGCACGGGCTACGGGTTACGCCCGTTGGTGGAGCTGATGCGGATGATTCATGAAGACACGGGTAAATCGATCATTGGTTATACTGATTCCTATTGCTGCAGCGCGGGGGCTTGGTGGTCTGCCGGGTTTAATCAATTTTACATGGACCCGGGCGCCCGTGGTGGTAGCTATGGCGTGGTTTCGGTATTAGTCTCCTACCATCGTTTCTTGAAGGAAAACGGCGTTGATGTGCACGCTTTCACAAGTGGCAAATACAAAGGCGCTGGACATCCGTTTTTAGAACTTCCTGAAGAGCAAAAAAAGAAGATCGAAGGCGATATCGAAAAGCTTGGATCTGAGTTTCGCGGGGAAGTGCAAAAGCTTCGCGGTGTGAAGATCCCTCAAGAGTTCATGGAAGGCCAAAGCCTAAGCGCTGATGAGTGCGTTGAAATCGGTGTGTGTGACGGCTTGGTTTCAACCCTTGATGAGCTGGTAGATATGTATTCGGAGTAAACTCTTTTTCCCTGTTTCTAATCGCTCGAAAAACTGCCAAGGCCCCCGGGATTTCCCGGGGGTTTTTTTGTGTCATGGTCAGCCCTTCGGCGGGCTCAGGGTAATGCTTTTGTGAGTCGCATTAGTTGACGGTTTGGCGCTCAAAGAAAACTGAACCCATGAAATAACATGTTAAATGGTATCAAATTAAATCATCTGAAAAACGGGATTCTAGCCTTGGTTGAGAATTTCGATTTGCAATTGTTGGTGAAAGATTCTCAGGCGCTCAAAACGGCGGTTGAAAAGAAATACACCGATGCGGAAAACAAGGCAGTGTTTGCCCATGATTCCGCCTTAATGGAAGCCTTTGGCTTATCTGTGGAAGAAGGGGAGGAAGAGTCCTCTTTTCAAGATGTGATGAAGGCGCATCTTGAAGCGCTTCAAGGCAATGTCACCATGCTTTGTGATGCACTGGGCGAAGCCGGGATTAAACTCTCTGCGGATGATCTCCCGGAAAAAGCAGAGCTTGTGGAAACCTTGCAAGATTCGATCAGCAAAAAGGCCCGGGGCAAGCTCTCTAAACAAGGCCATGGAGCACCGATCGGGGACAAGCCCGCGGCTAATGCTGCGACGGGGGAAACGGGTTCACTCACTGAACAGATGAACGCGATTAAGGACCCCGCCGAACGCGCGCGGTTCCGCTCCAAAAACTGGGCCAAGCTCAAAAAGGAAGCGGGCCTTTGATCCTCAACGCTCGAAATTTCAATCAATCGTTAACCACGAAATAAATAAATCAAATGGCTAATACATTTACAGATTTAGACCCTACCATTTTTGCTCAAATGGTAATGCAAGCGTTTGGCGCGGCGCTCTTGCCGTTCCAATCCATCGCCCGTTCATTCACTATCGAGCCCGGAAAAAAGGGGCAAGATGTTGAGGTTCCTTGGGTCGATGCTGCAGCGGACCCCATCGAAAAAGATGGTGATTACGTCATGCAGGACACCACTGCAGAAGGTAAGAAGGTAACACTTCAAAAACCGTTCTATGTTTCTTGGGGGCTCTCCGATTGGGAGAAGGCTATCAAAGAGGGGATTACTACCGAGATGTTTGCAACTCGCAAAGGCTATCAGCTTGCCCGCGGTGCATTGCTTCGGGTGTTCTCTCAAGTGACCCTTGCCAACTTTGGAGCCGCTGCATTTACCGGAGCTTCTACCACTTGGGATCGTGATGAAGTTGTTGCTTTGTCTGCGCTCTGTGATACTGCCGAATGGCCCGATGAACTGAGAACGCTAGTGCTCAACGGTTCTTTCTATTCGGCCTTGGAACTGGATGATATCGTTGCACTGTATCAAAACAGCGGCAGTGATGAAACCATGAGAACCGGGCGCATTCCTTCCTTGTCTACTTTCCAAAAGATTTTCAAGGCGGTGATGCTTCCGAATAACTCCGAAAACCTTGCGGGTTTCGCTTTGCACCCAGACGCGCTCTTGGTGGCTATGCGCTACCATGCGCCTGGCTCGAATCACGATTACAACATCGCTGAGCCGATGATCAACGAGCAAACGGGCGTTGTTGCTGGCTATCGAAACTGGTATTCGAAAGACGCCGGGGAAGATCGTAATGTTCTCGAAGTTGTGATGGGAACGGGTGTCGGGAATCCCAACGCTCTTAAACGTATCGTTACCGCTTGATAGCGGTATCGCGCTAACCTAAAGAAAGGAACGTGAATAATGCGCTATGCTGTAACACTCCTTTTCCCTCTTGAGGGCGATGAAGTAAAGACAATCTATAACCCCGATTATGCAGATGCTTCGAGCAAGTTCAAAAAGCTCAGCCAAGATGCAGAAATCGCGAAAACCTACCAGCGGGCGGAACTGCTTACCAAACGCGGGCGGGTGAAAAAGGTTGTTTTAACCGGAACTTCCCGCGTGAACATGGACGCGGCCAAACCTGTCGAAGTCCAGCGGGGCACTCATGAAATCGTTGATGGTGCTCTAGTGACCGTGGAGAAGGCCAAGGAAATGAAAGCGGCCAAAGCCAAAGCTGAAAAGGAAGCAAAGGCAAAGGCCAAGGCTGAAGCCAAAGCCAAGGCCGAAGCCGAGACTCAAGAGGCTTGACGATTTGAATCTCTAATTTTTCCGGGGGACCGTAAAAAACAACGACTCAATTCGATGATCCAACACGCCCCGGGGTTCTGTTTACCCCGGGGTTTTTTGTGCCTGCTAGTGGGCCCTTCGACGGGCTCAGGGTAAAGCTTCTGTAGTTGACAGAAAACAAACCTGTGAATGGTGACACGAACAAAAGTTAATGGGAACAAATGGAATTTTGCTAAGAACGTTTTTTGTTCCGTTCTATCAAAATGCAACGGCTCCGGGGGATACGTCACCATTCACCCCCGGGGCCTTATTTTTCGAAAGGAAAGGTAAAAGCTATGTCTGAGTTAAAAGACTTGATGCAAGCTCCCGCGGTGGAGATTCACAAACTGACAGATGACCTATTCACGATAAACGGTGTCGGGTTGGTGGGGACGTTCTCCGAAAAGGTGCAACTTCCGAATCAAGATGACTTCGGCCCCCGTTACCGCTGGGTGATGACGATCACGGCGAACCAAGCCCAATTCTCGGTTGCGGCTTTCGTGGCTGCAATGACCGCGGCGGGTTGCCCGGTTGGTGATGATGGGGTTCCTATCCTTATCGATTCCACTGTGGAAGCGGATGGGATGGTTTGGATTCTTAGGGAATTCCGCAAAGAGGGAAACGCCTTTGTTCTTGGCTTGGTTGAAGAGGGTTTGGAGGTGCGCCCATGAGCAAGGAACACCCGGCTTTTTTGAAGATGTCCAAGGTTCGGGCGCGTTGGATTATGTTGGTGACTTGGATTCTTTTGGTACCAACTGCGATCATTTATCTTACGTGCTTGTTGGCTTTGACTGTCTATGAGTGGTTTTCCCTTTTGCTGATGACTCTGCTTTTTGGGGGGAAGTTGGGCCGAGATCGTTTGAAGTATTCAAAGTTGATACTCATTCATTCGATGACTAGCGGGAAGCGCGCCCGGGCGAAAGCCAAAGCCAAGAGTGAGGTTAAAGATTATGGGAAATTACCCGCGAAACCAAAGGGCAACCGCGGGGCCTATAATCGGCGCAGGGGTAAACGCAAGGGCCCCCGGAATGGATGAAGATTTGCTAGTTCGATTGGGCTTTGTGTGGCGTGAGCACTATTGCGGTCCCGGTGGAGTGTGGGAGCACCCAACGGGAGTAGTGTTTAACGATACCCCCGTTTCAACCACCGATTTCATCTTGGGGCTTCTCCATCTTGGTTGGGATGCCCGCTCCTATGTATTGACAGAAGAGTCTTTTAAAAAGGACGGCTTTGCCCGGGCGGTTGGAATCGTGGGGGCGGGTGGTCTGGAACCTACAAAAAAAGGAAACTGAAAAAGCCATGGAACCAAAGAAAGAGAAAATCAAAGTTGCTTCGAAGCGGACCGCGGGCAATGAGCTAAGCCGGGTGTATTCCTACCCCAAAGCGAAGGGTGTTGCACCGATTAAAATTGAACTTCCAAGCACGATAAAAGAAGGCCCGGGCGGGGCCCATATTGTGCTAAACTGCAAGGGGCAATCCCAGTTTGTGCCCGGGGGATTTGATAAAGTAACTCCGGTTTATCGCCCGGGGTTTGAAGCTTCGAAGGCCAACGAAGACCCCAAGGTATAAAACTCTTATGGATAGGTAGGACCGGGCGGCGCGCTGGGTCCTGCCTTTTGTTTGGTTATGTCCATGCAGATGACAGTTGAAGAGCAAGACTTTGGTTTGGCGGGGTCCATCCGGGAAATCAAGCGGCGCTCGAGGGGCAAGAGTTTTGAGGCGATTTCAAAGATTGGTTCGGCCCGTGTCATCAAGACCGCGATGCACTACGCACCCGCGGCAAATGCCAAAGAGATGACAACCAGGATACGACTTCATGCAGCTAAACGCACGGGGTTAACGCGCGCCGGAGGTGATGGTATGTTGCCGGGCTTCATCTCGGTAAATGTTGGGCGACGCGAGGCCCCATATGGGCGGGTTTGGATGCTTTCGGAAAAGAAAAAATGGGTGATGGTAAAAGATGCAGGCTTTCGCAATGTAAACCGCCATTTTTCAAACGGGCAATGGACCGATATTCAAGAGGCGGTGCAAGACTATCGAGGATCTTACCGGACACTTGCCAAGCAAGAGCGCCCATCCCGGGGCCTTTTAAAGAACTCTTTTTATCAGGGCCTTGAAGCGCTGGGCATCAACCATGCATTGGTTCCCCCGCGGTTTGTGAGGTATGCAAACTATATCGTCAACGCGACAGCAAGCAACGGGCGCATCTACCAAAACGGGCGCGTGGATGTATCACTATCAAATGATCAAGTGTTAATCACTTACACAAATTCCATCCCGTATGCGGGGGATCCGGAAGGGGTGGTCAAGTATATCAACGACGCGGTAAGGACCACGCGCAAGGCGATCGAGATCGAGATAGAGACGGGGGTATTTGATAACTACAAGGTCTTGGCTCGCCGTTGGCCGATCTTGGTTGAGAGAGATTGACAACTTCATGCTTTACGCGACTACGGACACTCGGGGGCGATTCACTAATAACAAAGCGGTTAAAGGTATGTTTTCTTATTCAACCCGCCCCGGGGTGTTTCGTAGTTGATCCGTTATTTAACAATCCATCATCGAAGTTATTATGGCCGAAGATATCAAAAGCATCCACCAGTTTCAAAAGTATATTGGCGAAGCGATACAGAAGATCCTTAACGAATCGGATATCGATTCCATGTTGCATGGAGAGCGCAAGAATCACCCCGGGGATTGGGTGAGTATCGTTATTTCACTTGGGCCGAGTGGGGGGGCAATCACCGACATCAACGGGTTTTCGTGGGATCTTCGTTTTCCAAATTCCGAGTTTGAAATCCAGATTGCGCAAAAGCGGCTTTCCCGGGCGCATCCCGATTTGCAAACAGTGCATAAGCACTTTTACGAATTAGGGGCGGAAATTCAGCACCAATTTCAACCGGGGTTTTTGGAGTATCCTTTTAAGTCGATTTTTACCGCTGATCATTTGCCAACTGTAGAGGTTGAGGGGGAGGCCAAGCCCATTTACAACGTTGCGCCGCTTTTGTTCCGGGGTTCCACTTTGGGCTACAGTGAGGACTTCAATATTGATTTTATCCGATTGTCTTTTGGCTTTGGTGTTCAGGTAGATCCAAAGGTTTTAGATGTGTTGGTAAGTTGACGGTTTGGAAGGTGTAGCAAGTAAGCAATCGCAAAAAGCAAAATCAAAAATCCGATCAACCAAAAAAACAATAAAAAGCCATGAGTGACCCAATTGTATCTTTTCCCGGTGATGGAGTTGTTCCCGCGGGGAGCCCAAAACTTACCTTCCTTGAAAACCCGACGCGGGCTTTCACGACTTCCGAATTCTCCTTTGATGCCAACCTTGGGGCTACGGATTCGAGTGATGATCTTGGAAACTTCGGAGGCTCACAGTTTGCACTTGGAAAGGGTGTGGGATCGGCAAGCGTGGATTTGCGCTCGATCTCTGAATACTGTTGTGTTCCCGGTTTTACCTTTGTGCATCAATTCCTTGGAAAAGGTTGGCCGATGATTGTAACTCAAGTCGGGCGGCCTCAAAGTAAGGAAGGTGAAATCAAGATTTCGATTTCATTTCAAGAGATTGCCAACCCGTTGATTTTGGTTCCGATCGGAAACTATACCTTCACTCAAGGCGTTGCTATCGATCCCATCTCTTTTTCGGTGGCGAGCCGTCACACGGTCGAGGCTTCGGCCTTTTCGATCGAGACGGAGAAAATCGAACACTTTCGCCCGTTGCAAATCGATCGTGCTGCGGTGGATTGCGACATTGTTTTACCCGATGGGCTCACCCTAAGCGCCGGGCAGATTACCGGAACCCCAACCACTGTTGAGGAAAAAAACATTCGCGTGCGTGCCTATGATGCGGTGCTCGACAAGGAAGGTTGGAGAGACATTCAATTTGCCGTTGAAGCGGCTTAAGCCGATTTTTTCCAAAGTCTCTAATCATGCTACGAAAGGCCCGGGGAGTTGACCCCCGGGTCTTTTTTATATGAGTGGCGACGATGCGATTGCAGCGGCAAAGGTTCGGGCCTTTGAGCAACTGAAAGCGGAAATCCAACAAGCTAAGGATCAAAGGGTTTCCGGTTGGTTTGATGGTTCTTGGCTGCTGTTTGAGGGTGCGAAAAAATTGCGGGTGCAGCATCTCACCTTGAGGCGCTGGCGGCTACTGCGGGGAAGTGGTATCTTGGATGAAGGGGCCGTTGATGTGGAACGGGTTTTGTTTTTTTTAAGCCCGGATTTTCGGTACCAAAACGATCGAGCGTTGCGCCGATGGAAACGCAAGGTGAGAAAGGATCTCTCTTGCCGGGAAGCACTTTCCCAAGCCCTTGATGATTTTTACGAAATGACCTTTGGTCCCGCTTCGCCAGAGGCTACGAGGGACGCGGGCCAAGATCAAGATGGGAAACGGCCAGAGCAAAAGAAGCCCCTTCCGTGGGAGATCTTCAACGCCCCGGAAGATGAAGTTTATTTCATCTGTGAGTTGGGGCCCATCCTTGGGGGAGCTGAAGCGGTGTTGGATTTCCCCATTGCGCGTCTGCGTCAATTAGTCGATTGGATGAAATACCAAGACCAAGACCCACAAGGCCCACGGTTTACGCCCGGGGATAAATGGCGCAAGCGCTGGGATGCCATGCTCGAAGAAGTAGAGATGGGGATTTATCCCGGCGCTGAATAGCGCCCGTGTAGCCCATGCCGTTGACATTCGGTTTAGGTGTATGGGCTTTAGTAATCCTACAATGAAATGGACGCTTGGGGTCGGGACATCCCTTCTCCAGCGGGGTGTTGATACCGCAAAGCGGGCCTTTTCGGGGTTGCGCAAGAATGTAAAAAGCGCCGTTGGTTCGATCAATGGGACGTTGCAAGGGCTAATCGCGGTAGCGGTGTTTGAGCGCTTGGCAACATCGGCGCTTGATGCGGCCTTTGAGATAAAAAATCTTTCTGCAATATCCGACTTGGGGGCCGATAAGTTTCAGGCGCTGGCCTACGCTGCCAAGACGGTTGGGTTTGAGCAAAACGACCTAGCCCAAGCCCTCAAGGATATGAACGACCGTATCGGGGACTTTGTGCAAACAGGCGCGGGCCCCATGGCTGATTTCTTCGAAAAGGTGGCTCCCAAAGTGGGGGTAACGGTTGAGCAATTCCGAAAGCTCAATAGTGCCGATGCGCTGCAGCTATTTGTATCCTCAATGGAAAAGGCGGGGCTCCCGATGCAAGAAGTCACTTTCCAGATGGAGCAAGTATCCGGGCAATCAACCGCTCTCTTGCCGTTGCTCCGGGATAACGGGGCCGAGATGAAGCGGTTGTCTGAAGAGGCGGGGAACTTGGGGTTGGTGATGGATAAAGAGGTTGTTGAGAATCTAACCCAAGCCAAAAACGTAATAGAGCAAACCAAGCAAAAACTTACGGTATATGTAGCCGATTGGATCGATGCGATAGTAAAACTCAAGGACGGCTCAAGCCTGAAAATCCAAGCGATGGTCTACGAGATCATGGCAAAGTTTGCTTGGTTAGGTGGGAGATTTGTTGGTGTTATGCAGGAACAAGGGGATCTTGTTTGGGCGATTTTAAAAGGTGGTTTTAAAGGAACGATTGCTGTTGTCGCAGGTTTCTTCAAGGGGTTGGCAATTGATAT